TAGCATTCGCCTGGCTCTGCCGAGAGCGGCACGCCATCGACGTGGAATGCCTGTCCAGGTGCCGAGGCGAGCTGCACGGCATACTTATCGTAGTGACGCGCGTGCCAGCCATTGTCGACGTGCGGATAGCAGGTCGCGCCCGCCGGAATCTTCGTGATCAGCACCATGCCGAGCCGCTCGCCCTCGACATGGCGCATGAGATCGAATGCGATCTGGCGCACTGATGGCAGCTTCTCGATCGACGGCCACCACACCGCGTCATGCGGCTCGTTGAACGCATGCCGGTCGCCGGTGAAGTTCTCGCGCGCGTTGTAGCGGACGAAGATGTCGGATAGTTCGCGATGCGGAGACTGCGGATGATTCGTGCGCAGGTCGAACTCATCCCACAGCTCAGGATGCGCGCCCAACTCAGCAACGAGGTCGCCGACGTATACGAGGTGGTCGATGCGCCGAATGCCTGGCTTGGCCGTCAGCGTTGCAGCCTGCGGGCAAAGGTGTGCGAATGCGCCCCACACCATCAGTGAGCCCTCGCGCATTCGAGTTCACGGATGAGTCTAGACGTCGCGCCGCGGTCGATCGACAGTTTCGCGAAGCACGGCTGTATGTTCATCTCACGCAGCACTGCGTGACGCTCAGCATCGAACGGTCTATCGAGCAGATATTCGTAGATGTCTTTCGGGCGCTCGAACAGGTCGCGCCAGTCGAGGTGAACGCCGCGGATTTTCTCGAGCACACCTTCCCACTGAGCGCTGCATGGCATGAGGCCGATCTTCATCAGCGACGCGTCGACCTCATCCAATGGTCGATGCAGGATTACCTTGCGTGCCGGATGTGCGTTGACCCAGTCCGGGAACAGCGAAACGCCGGTGCAGGCAATGCCGAGCATCCTGCTGCTCTGAATCGCATCGAGTTCCGTGTAATGCCAGCGCCACAGAGGATCGTGCAGGCACAGGGTCACGTCCGTTGTGAGCCACGCGCTGGCCCATGTGGAAGCCGATCGAGGAGCTGAAAGAAGCATGAATTGCAGCATGACGATCACATCGGAAAATATGTCAGCACCGGCGCGACCGAATACGTCACGCGCGCGAAATCGCCAGCGTCCATCTGCACGAATCCGGAGGTGGTCCCCGCGGTGAAGAAATTCGTCCCGTCACGGCTGAGTGCGATCGCAGACACGGTGCCGCCTGCGACGTTCAGCTGACCACGAATGACCGCCTGGTACGTGAACGGCGATGCGCCCAAGGTCAGCGTCTCCACCGGCTGCGGCAGGCCCTGCGTGACCGCGTTGTAGACGTTGTAGAGAAAGACATACCAGTCTTTCGCCGCCATGCCTTGTTGCCCGATCAACGGAGATTGCGAGCGGACCATCTGGAAGAATGCGCGCAGAGCCATCGGTTCACGTCTCCGGTGGCAGCAGGCTTGCGCCGACAACGTCGCGATACACCGGGTCCGTCACGCGCACCTCGAACACGCGGTCGCGCGCTTCTCCAAGGCGGCGCCACATCGCACGGTTCTTGTAGCGGCCCGCCTTGCCGATGCTGGCCCAATGCTCGGTGCCGAATGTCGTGGCACCGTCGTTCGACCATCGGAGTATCGCCTGCGGGTTCTCGCCCTGCCCCGTCTGCAAGCCCACACCAGGCGCGAACTCGATCTGCAGTCGCGACAGGAAGACGCGCTCGCGATCATCCCGGTCCCAGATATGCGGACAGCGACGCACGGCAACCAACGGCTCACCAGCATCGTCGTAGATGCTACGGCTCATCTGATGAATCTGGCCGCTCTGGTAGTCACCGACAAGGCGCAGGTTCTGGAAGTTCGCGAAGCAGTTGCCGCGGAAGCGATGGAACACGCCGAGGTTGTCGTCGTAGGAGGCGCGCTCGTGCCACATGCCGGCGCTTGCGTCATAGCACCACGTCTTGTCAGCAGTCGGGAACGTGAGGATGTAGAACAGATGACCCTGATCCTCATACGCGAAGCCGAAGGCATCTGACACCAGCGGATAGCTCGCGATCTGCTTCTCGATCGCATGCGTCGAGACGCGCTTCCAGCTGTATTGCTGGGTCTGCACGACGATGTTCTCGCCCTGCGCCGTCTTGCCGAGCCACATGAGCGAGTCGCCGACCTGTGCGACCGACTGGCAGGCGGACGTGCCGATCGGTGGCGCCGCACCGGGGATGCGTTGCCATGCGAAGTTCACGCCGCCTGCGTTGAACCAGATCTCTGAGGCGCGCTCGCCGACCAGCCACACTTCGCGGTTGATTTCCTGGAGTGAAATCAGGTTGTCGCTGCTCGAATCCTTGAGCGCGAAGAATAGCGGATCGAACAGCAATGTGTACGGGACTGGTGAGTTCGTGCAGAACTCCTGCGAGCCGTGCCGATTGGCGAGCAACCAGCCATCAACGAAGGCCCAGCGATCCGGCGGCTCAAACCCCGGATCGGAGATGACGCCAAAGGCTGCGAGCGTGACGGTGATCGTGACGGCGCCGGGCGAGCTCGTCGCGACAGCTGACATCGTGATCGTGCCGGCGCTCGTGTTGACTGAAACGATGGTCGCGCCAGGTGCTATGCCGGTGCCGGATAACACGCTGCCGACGACGAGGGCGGTGTTGAGCTGTCCGCTGTAGGGCAGCGTCGCACTGCCATTCGTAGGGGTGCCGATGAATGCCGTCGAGCCGGCGCCGGCGATACGGTAGTAGTAGCCGTTCAACCCGTCGGCGAGCACCACATAGCCGCCCGCACCGTTGTCGCGGATGCTGACCTGTCCGCTGTTGGTGTTGAGCGTGCCGATGGTCGATGTTGCGAATTGCGCGATCGCATTCTGCGTCGGCGGCACTGTCGTCGTGACGAGATAGACGGTGTTGCCGGACACGTAGACGGCGGCAACGCCGCCGGGCAGCACCCACGATCCGCGAACGGCTCCGACCACGCCGAGCTGGATGATCGGATTGAGGCCGGGGCAGCCGAGCAGCGCGGTCGGCGTCTTGGACTTGTCGTCCTGGGAGATTTCCAAATACCAGTTGATGAGCCTCTGAGAATCCTGGTACGGGTCTGGAGCTTCGTACGCTTGACCGATGAAGCCTTGAAAGTCGCTCATTGCACATAACCCCTGAATTTCGAGGGTATGTGACGCATGCAAGCGTCAGGTGCATCGGACCGGTTAGAGTGAGCGAAACGGAGGTGCCGCGTGGGAACGATTATTGTCAGCTGCTTGCTGTTCTGGCTGGTTTGCTGGATAGTGGGGAAAATCATGAAACACGAGGAAATCGTCGCGAGCGGCCGTGCCAGCACATCGCGCGTCGTGACAGCAGCCGTCATTGCGCTGCTCGTCATGTTCGGCGTGTTCCGCCTGCTAATCTGAGCCATCATCTGAAGCCGCCGTAAAGTATCCAGCCAGCGTCTGTCCGTTGATGCTGAATGAGTTCCGAATCGTAGCGAGCAACGGGCACAGGAACTTGATTGAGACTTTTTACGAAATCGTAGGCTTCCTTCGCGAGCCGCTCGTGTTGCTGTGTCCACGGCGCGCCGAACTCCGGTGCGAGATCACGAGCTAGGCAGCGCTTCAGCGCGCGCGTATAGCCCTGCGGCATCTGCACGTCTGTCGTGAGATCTGCGAAGTTCTGCAGGATCGTGTCGGTGAACAGATGCAGTTCGGCCGCATCCGACGGGCTTTGATAGAAGAAGATGTTGCCGAGCGGCATCGTCGGGTTGTACCAAGCGACGATCGGCCATGGCGCTGAGATCGCTTTGTAGCCGATCTCAATGTAGCGCTCCTGGGAGATCATCTCGATTTGATAATCGAGCCCTGCGCCCTGGGTATTGATGCGAGTGAAGCTGTTCGTGACACGCAGCGGCCGCGGAATCTTGAAGTCACCGGGGATGGTATAGGCGATCTGCTGTGCGCCGGGTGACAACGTCGCATTGGCCGACATCGTGATCGTGCCCAAGCCGGCATTGAAGGACAGGATCGTAGTTCCATCCGGAATGCCGACACCGGTCAAATCGCCGTTCACGATCAGATTGCTCGGCACTGTAACGCCGGTGATCGTCGGCGAGCCGTTCGTCACGGTGCCGGCGAATGTTCCGGCATCGTAATTGCCGATCGTGTACTGATACTGACCAGGAACGAAGGTCAGGATGTTTTCGACACTCGCAAATACTGATGCCTGATCGGTCGACCACGACTCGAGCAGGTCATTCAGCGTTTGGAGCGCATCATCGGCGTCGGCGCTATCGAGCGCTTCGCCGGGCGCGTAGGAATTGATGAACCGCAGCGCGCCGATGATGATGTCATTCGCAGTAGTCATGCGTACTCCCAGACGAGAACAGCACCATCACTGCCATTGCCGCCCGCACGACTTGTGCCTCCACCGCCAGAATTAGCGCCGCCAGCGCCCCCGCCGAAGCCAGTAGCATTAACTCCGCTGGTAAGACCTGAACGCGAGGGGCCGCCTGTACCGTAGGGAGTGCTACCTCCCGCGCCGCTTGCTGCAACACCAGTCAATGCGATTGCAGGGCCCCCAGCCATCCCTCCCATTTTGTACTGACCTGCACCGCCTGTACTTCCACCCAAACCTCCACCTATGATTGCGGGGAAGCTGGCAGCATCGACTCCGGGCGATCCATCCCCACCAGACGCAGTGGCCTCAGCACCGAAAGTCGTTATGCCTCCATTGGCTCCGGCATTGTTGCCAGCAACACCGCCAATACCCCCGATGCCGCAGCTATATGCATAGCTCGCAGCCAGCGGTGTTACATAGCTGCGAGCGAGCGCGCCGGCGCCACCGCCCCCAGTGGCGCAGAACACGGAGGTTTGGGCGGCGAGTCCTCCAGACCCGCCGCCAGCGCCAATCGAAAACACCAGCAGCGCTTTTGCCCCCGAACTCGGAATGTAGGTTCCAGATCCAGTGAGAACCCGGAACCCTACGAGCTGGCCGTTGCTGACACTGCCCGCTCCGCCTCCCAGCGACTTGAGCACGTCACAACCCCTGCCCACGCGTGAAGATCACATTGCCGGTCGCAGCAGCTGTTCCGAGGATGACGGTTGCGCCTGACACCTCCGGATCGACTGTCACGACAACCACGGTCCCCGGCGCCACCGGATAACTGCTCGCCACTGTTGCGGCGGCAACAGCACCGAACACGCCGAAGTTCACATACCCCCATGACGTGCTCGTATTCGAGATCTGTATCTGCGTGGAGGAATTGCGATCGCTGCCAGCGAACTTGGCGCTGGCACTTGATACATCGGTCGCGGCAACCGTCGTGCTCGGCTGCAGCGCTCCCGTGACAGCCGGATCCTGATTGCTGCGCGTATAGAGTGGCGCAAATGCAGCGGTGTCGTACATGGCGTCACGCGATCGCGATGGGCTGCGGTGGCGGATTCTCCGGTCGAGCGATGACGACGAGATACGTCTCCGCGGTCAGCGTCGGCGTGCCGGCTGTGAAGTTGCCGAAGGTGATCGCGAGCGTGTTGGCGGCCGATACACGTGAATTGGCAATGGCAACGCCGGCTTGGAACGTTGGCTTGTTGATGGCCATGACTACATCGCCAGGCAGTAAGCCCTGGACGGTGTAGGTGCGCTCCTCCGATGTGCTGGCCGCCAGCGCGGTTCCAGATGCCACCGCAACCTGCAGAACCATGACGAGCTGAATGTTGCCAAGTGCGATGTCTGAGGGTCCGGGCATGGAATGCTCCTGAAAAGCCCCGGCTCACAACCGGGGCAATGGATTTACGACAGGTCGTAGCCGTAGACGAAGATGTCGACGACACCGCCTGCCACAGCGACCGTCGCGTTCACGTACAGCGTCTGTGCTGTCTGCGCGACGGCAGCCGCAGGCGAGGCCGTGTTCGTGAACACCGTGGAAGCCGTTTGACCAGTCAGCACGCCAGCCGTGCGAATGACATTTCCGGCACCGGCTGGCGCGGTGAAAATGCCGAGACTCTCTGCAGCAATGGTCGCTGAGACGCCATTCACCAGACCGTTCGTGAAGGCCACCGTCGCGGGCGCCCATTTCGATGCGTTGATGACCGGCAGTGCCGCGATATCGCCGAGGCCAGTCAGCGGCACGGCTTTCCCGACAGCGAGCAACCGCAGTGCATTGCTTCCCTGCACCGCGGGGTTGATGTTGGTGTTGACCGGCGTCTGAACTTCGACGGTCTGCAGCGTCTGCGTGACGGCGGGACCGGGATTTACTGAAGGCATGTTCGTTCTCCTTTAACCGGCCACGCGGACAGCGAACTGCCGGTACAGGCCGTCATAGCCGTACAGGACGTCGCACCGAGTCGGCATCGCGTCGTTGTTGATCGTGTACTGCGTCACCATGCGCATCGACATGCCGATGTCGGAGTCGTTGGCGCGCGCTGCAGACTCGACACCTCGCGGCAGCGGCAGATCCGCAAAGGCGAGCGCAAACGCGTCCTTGTGCGCCACGATGCCCTGCGGAGACACCTTGCTGGCATTGGCTGTGCCACCATTCACGGTCAGCGCGGAAGTTGCGGTGAATGCTGCAGTCGTCACGCAATTCTGGAACTGACCGCCTGAAATGACGCATTCGCCGATCAGGATCGACAGCGCACCACCGGCGCTCGCGGTGTAGACACCGGTGCTCTCATTGAAAGAACCGCTAGTGAGAGTCGCCGCCGCGAATTTCAGGCCAGGCGTTGCGGCACCCGCCGGGTTGTTGACGTAGCCGCCCGGCGCCAGCACGACGAACTGCTTGAGCGCATTGCCGTACTGCGTGCGGCTCTGCGGATTGGCCGGGAATACACCCGCGATCTGGATGATGTCGCCGACCTTGATGACGCCGGTCGACGCCGTCCAGCCGTTCGTCTGGATGAATCCAGACTGCGCCCAACCGGTGGTGAGGAACGCACCGCCCGTGTTGGCCGTGAGTAGCGGGGTGCCGCCTTGCGCGCCCGTCTGGAAGGCTACGACGTTCTGGTCCTCGTACCAGTCGAGACCCGCGAACTGCCGCGCGATCATGCCGGCGCGTACGTAGTCGCCGATCAGAGCTTGGGGATTGAACAGTCCCTTGATGCCATCGGTGGCGGCCGCCATCGTGAGCGGATCGAGGATGTTGCAGAGCTGCTCGCCCTTCGGCACGGCTTCGTTGGCCAGCAGTGCACGCGCCGTCGCGTAGGTGAGGTAGCTCGAGGGAGCGACGCCCGGCACGCCGACCGACAGCGCCGTATTCTGGTAGGCGAAATACAGACCGTCCGAGTCGATCCGGTTCGCGACCGTCGCCATCATCGGCTTGATGACGCGCGTCTTGAACAGATCCATCGACAGCAGCAGATCCGCTGTCGTGAACTGCACGTCGACGTGGAACTGGTTGCGCAGCGTGACCGGGACGTACGTCTCGTTCGTGTCCTCGACGTTCAACGCCGGCCCGAACGTGCCGATGTAGCGCGGCGGGCGGCGGATGTTGACGGTCGCGCCGATCTTCGCGTCTTTGATCGCGAACTCATCGGAATACTGGCGGTTCACCTTGTCAGCGAATACCAGCGTGTTTTCGAGAACGAGCAGCCCTTCGTTGGTGATGTAGCTGATCGTCAGCAGATTGTTGCTCACAGCGAGGCTCCAGAAAGAGGGTTGCCATCCCCTCCGCCTGAAGTCGCTAGCGTCGCGCGCGTCTCTCCGCGTCGCGTTGCCGCTCGAACTCCCGCAGCTCTTTGAACGTCATCGTCGAGGGATCCTTGCGGACCACCGTCGACTTATCGCTCGCCAGAGCCGCGATCGGCGCAGGGGCCTTCGATACGGCTGGACTCGCTGTGGTGGTTGCAGCGGATGCTTGTGACAACGTCGTTGTCTCAGCGCCGGCCGGCTTCTCCCACTTCGTTTCCAGCTTGCCGAGTTCGGCTATAAACCGACGCGGCGACAGCTTGCGAAAACGATCGAGAGTGTCCGGGTGCTTGGCCAGGTGATAGAGAAGATCCGCGCCGAACTCGCTTTCCTGCATGTACTCGATGACGTCGGTATGCACGCGATCAAGTTCCGTTCCGGCGATTGAACCGACCACTTCCTGAAAGTCGGTGTACTTCTCTTTTGCCGCCGTGATGCGCTGCCCGAAGGCTCGCTTTCGCTCGGCTTCCTCATCAGCCTGACGCTGCTGCTCGGCCTGATCCCGCTCCGCTTTGAGTGTCTCGGCGACGCGGTACTTGACCAGAGCATCCGTGTACTCTGCGACCGTCGCAAAGTCTTTCGGGTCAGGCTCTTTAGCCTTTTCCGCCGCGGGCCGCGACTTCGCTCGTTCTGACTCCAGCTCGCGCTGGAGATTTTCTGCCCGCGTATCTGCCGCTTCGCGCTTGCGCCATTGTTCGCGCGCAAACTCCTCGGCCTCTTTCATGGCTCTGTGCTTTTTCCCGATCACCTTGCGGGCGTGTTCGGGGAGGTTGTCACCGCCCTCGTCGTCAGACTCAGCAGACGTTGCATCTGCTGCGTGAGCGTTTTTACCACCATCATCCGCCTTTGTAAACTTTCCATCTGGACCGCGTGGCTGATCTGACCCATTCGGGGCGACTTCAGACACTGTCGCGTCCGCCTTCTTCGGGACGACTTCGGACGCAGCCGCATCCGGAGCTTTGAACTCGGCAACTTTGCCAGTCTCGATGAGCTGCTGAAAGTTTTCGTTCGTGACGACCTGCATAGACACTCCGCTTGGTTACTTGTTGGTGCCGGCAGCGATGAGACGGTCGGCCGCCGCCTCTTCGCTGCGCGATTCTTGCTGCGAATTGAGCAACTGAGCCGCCGCTCCGATCTCCGCGACATCGCGCCGCGTGGTGGAGTCGACGTCGATGTCGTAGCGCTTCGTCTTGTCATCGCGCTCAGACTTCTGGTTCTGCGCCTCAATACGCGCCGCTTCGATCGAGCCCTTGTACTTGAGCTCCAGAGCCTGCTGCTGATTGGTCTGCGTGAGCTGCTGCACCTGCTGCTGCAGCGACAGCACGATCGACTTCGCCGCCGGCGCCATGCCCTCCAGCGCCTTCTCCATGCCCTGCGGCGTCATCGGCGCGAGTCTGTCGGCCATCTCGTCCATGCCCAAATCGCGCGCGACGATGTCTGGGCCAGCCTGAACCATGATTTCGCCGAGCGGCGTGTTGAGCGCATCGACGGTTTTCGCGGTGTCCTCTTCGCGCTTCGTTTCGTAGCCAGGCCCGGTGTCCATCACAACGTCGTAACGTCCAAGCTCGAGGTTGTGCTTGACGTTGTAGATGCCGGATTGCTGACCATCTGCAGTCTTCTCGTTGATCTTCACCATCTGCGGAATGCCATCCTCGCCGATGATCCGCTGCATACGCTCGGTGTCGTAGTAGTGCGGGATCAGGTCGAGCAGGATGATGCCAGTCCACATGATCGCGAGCGTCTGATTGTCGTAGTACTGGTAGTGCACCAGGTCCTGCATTCCCTGGCGGCGCTGCAGATGCTTATCGCCGCTGACTACGCGCGCCTGGATCTCCGGATTGTCGAGCGGCATGCCCGCTACGCCCATCAGGTCCTGCTGCGCGCCGGCCGCCGCCTCGGTCATGCCCGCCTCTACCTGCGCCGGGTTCTGTCGTTGCGGCGGTGGGATCATCGTCATGCCATCCGGTCCGGCGATCGGCTTGTAGATCAGCGTCGAATAGCTCTTGCGATTTGCGTCCTGCCATTCCGGATGGCCTTCGATCTGCCCCTCGGCCGCGACCCACGGCGCTTTGGGCGTCAACGCATAACGCTCTGTCTGGGCCGTGCGCCAGTAGTTGAACATGCGTGCCGGGTCCATCATGTCCTTGACCATGCCCTTGCGATGCACGCGGCCGTTGACATCGAGCACGTTGCCTTGGCAACGGATCACCGGGATGTACTTACCGGGCAAGTCACGCTCATCGACGAGCTCGCGGCCATTGAGCCGGAACCATTGCACCTGGCGTCGCTCCGAGCGCCGCTGCACCGGCTGTCCCTTGAGATCCAGCTTGAATGTCCACCCCGAGGCCGCCATGGACTCCGGCGCCGGCAATTCCGACTTAAACGCAGTGCGCCCGTCGGTCATCATGTAGAGGATGTCGCCGACTTCGTGAATGCGGAAATACTCGGCGAGTCGCAACTCTTCCGGTGACTCCCAGTCGAGATTCATGTCGCCCGGTCCATCGGCCTTCCACTCGCAGTTTCTTGCACGTGGATATTTGCGCTTGTACTCGGCGCGCTTCATCTTCTCGGAGAGAATGATCCAGTTGCGGTCCTCGCCGGCAGGCATGACCGAACCCGGATCGTCGTACACGACAAACGTGTTGCGAATTGGCTTGATCAGTAGCTCCTGATCGAATGACTTTGGGTCGATGTACTCACCGACAATGCGCCAGTAGCCCCAGCCGATGTCGACAGCTGCCTCGACGCCCGTGTCGTAGGCCACAGATGCGTTTGACAGCGTCTGGATGTGGCGGATGAGTCCGTTCACCACATTCGCATCATCGACTCGCGCGCCGCCGCCGACTGGATGGCACTTGATGCGCGGGCGTTGCTGACGAAGCGTGTTCTTCAGACGCGCACAGAACGTGTTCGTGTGATTGATCGTGAGCGCCGGGCGGTCGTCGATCTTGCGATTGTTCGCAATGTCGTCATCCCATTGCTCGCCGTTCAAGAACGCCAGCGCGTTGATGCCGTTGATGCGATTTTCGCTCTCGGCGTCGGTCGCGATCTTCAGGCGTTCGCACGCCTCGGCGTAAATCCCCTCAGCGGTCGTCGCGTCCTTGTCGTGGACGTGATCAGGTACGGCGGCCATCACTCTCCCCTTTCTCGAGCAGCGCGCGGAAACGGCTTGCGATCGAGGTCAGCGTTGTTCGTATCTGCTTTGTGACGTCATCGGCGCGCGACTGGCTGTCCATCATGCCGATGCGCAGGTCAGCGGCTTCGGTGAGCTCGCGCACGGCGTCGGTGGCGACGCGCTCGAAATCTTCCAGTTCGTTCGCGGCCTGGATCAGCAGCGCCTTTATGTGCTTCGGCGCCTGCGGTTCGGCAGCGCGCAGAGCGGCAGCGGTATCTTTCTCGTTCTCTGGAAATGCGAATGTCATGATCTAGCCCATCCACCCTTGTGAATTCGTTGCACGCGGCAGCACCACCGGTGGCGGTGCGGGTTTGTTCTGCACGATTGCATGACGGCGCATCATGTACGCATATCGAGACGACGAAATAAGGTCATCGTTCTCTTTGACAATCAGTCCGTCTTTGCGGTGATAGAGGCGCATCTCGTCAAAGTACTCGGTGAGATGCGCGAAGACTTTCCAGCGCCCTGTCTGCATCCGATCAAGCATGTCCTGAATGCCAGCTTCTACGCCGTTGGTGCCATCTTCGAACGTGGCATGCATCGGCAGCATCTTCAAACCGTGTCCGGCGTAAAGCTGCTGGAGCTGCTTTTGGTCCTTTGCATCGAACTTCCCGCCGCTCGCTTTGCCGTCATGAGGCCACGCCCAAGGGAGCCAATCGCCCCATGGTTTGACCGCCGTCGAAAACATCGCCGGCGTCTGCTCGCGCTTGCGGTAAGCCGCAATGACATAGATGCAATCGTTGTCTCGATCCCAGGACAAGCGAGTGGCAGCCGAGGGATGGTCGTACCCAAAATCGATGCCTGCGATTTGCACCCAGTGCGACGGTACGGGGAAAGACGCGACACGAATATCATCCTCATCGACCGGGAAAACTGCGCCAGAGCCCAATGATGGGATGCCTTTCGTGCGCGCGTCGCGCTCGTGCTTTGGGTATGAGGCGATGATTCTGGCGCGATCCTCTGCGCTGAAATGCCCAGCGTCTTCTATCCCGGCTTGAATGACGATCCTGTCGTTCACGCGCTTTTCACCAAACGAAGGTTTTGATTTGCCAAGATCCAGCGGGCGAACTGCAAAAGCTCTGGACCAGTCGCATTGGTCTTCATGCGATTGGCTTTGTAACTGATCACCTGCACATTGCCGCGCACGTATCCGCGTTCGGTGTTGATCCGATCAACGCTCGGGCTTGAGTCCCGCAGTTTCCCTTCTGCTGGCTTCAGCACAAATCCGAACACTGGGCAGTGCTCGGGGATGACGATGTCAGCAGGGCTCAGATCGAACTCCACCCCATTGCGCTTTGCGCGAGTGCGACACTCCAGGAACAGATACCACGCGAGGTTCGCATGCCGTTTGCGCTTCCGCTCGGCTTGGTAGTATTCAGCGTTCTCGGCTACGTGCTTCTTGTTGTATTCCTTCACGCACGATTTGCATTCGGCTGAATGGCCACTGCTCTTGCTCCGATTGCGCGCGAACATCGCTATCGGCTGCTCTTTGCCGCACTTCCAGCAAGTCCTATTCATCGCGATTCCCCATGAGGAACATACGCATCACCTCACTCATGCCCAACAACGGCGTGCAGGTGACATAGACAATTCCGCTTGTTTCGTTGGTTCTGGTGAGCCCTTCGTAGTACAGCGGTGCATCGGGCTCTTCGTCCATCCACACAACCTCTAACGCCGAGCCTTGCCATTTCTCTCTACCTTTCTCGTACGACTTGAACGCTAGCGACGACCAGCCGCCGCTAATGTGCTTGATCGAAACCATATCGATCGCATTCGCGATGCCTCGACCCATCGCAATATCGCCGAAGGTGTCGGCCGGTATCGCGCCAGTGCCCCACGCGTCGCGCCGATCAGGCGGCCCGAACAGCTTCTCTTGCACGACATCACGAGTTGATTCACCCGTAACGCCTGCAGCCCATGCGCGCACCGGCATATCAAATCGCTTACCAATCCACCACGCCGGATATTGTCCCGTGAGATGCATTGACAGTTCGTACGCGCCGGCCTGCGTCTTGCCGCAGCGATTGCCAGCAAGGAACAGCCGCTCTCGGTGCGTCGCGCCTGCTGCGTGAAAGTCGGCTTGCTTCGCATACGGTCGATACTCAGTTAACTTGCGAAGGGATTGGCGCCGGCTCGCTTCCCTCTCCAGCGCCGCCAGCAAGTCGGCTTCGGAGAAGGGCGATACCTGCAACGAGTTCTGCATCGGTGAGATCGTCCAGCGGTTGTGATTGCTCCACCTGCTTCGGCAGCAGCGACGCGCAGACCTTTACGTAGGAAACCGGATCTTCTTTGTACGCACGATCAATTGCGGTCTTTCCGTACTTGTCGAAGTGGTCTGCAAGCGCGTTGAGGAACGCTAGCGTGATGCGGTTGCGCGCATGCTTCGGCTTGCCGGCGGGATTGCCAGACTGGCCCGGTTTGAAAGTGGTTGCGCTTCTAGCCATCGTTCGCTGCTCCGGGCGGATCGCGCAATACCGCATGCACGGCATCAGCGAGCGGCGCGGGCTTCGGCAAATCGCCATCCTTCGCTTGGTCATACGCGATCGTGAAGTGATCGAAGCCACCGCCGCACAGTTTGTGACGCTCGAAGAATTCCTCGAGCTTTGCCGCATGCGGCGCGCGGTTGTAGCCATGCATGACACGCCGCCCGAGCTGAATCGCCGCAGTGCGGTCCGGATGGTGGACGCAAACGAGCCACATCGTGTTGCTCATGCACCGCCCCTCAGATAGCCATGCACGATCATGCGCCCATCATCGAGCACCTCCGCGCGGAATTGTCTGCAGCCATTCGCGCGCAATACACGCTCTGCATCAGCGCGCTGCTCCGGCGTATCGCTCGCGCGCGTCACAACGTAGTCGCCATCGCGCGGCTTCACTTGCGGGTCGATCATGCTGCAGCCTCCTGTTCGAGGACTGCCGCCACGTCGCGCTCGGTCACGATCAGATAGCGCTCGATGCCGATGATGACTTGCGGAAATTCGTAGCCGTGCCCATCGAACACGTTTAACCCCCCGAGCTCGACGATGTCGCCAGGCTTCACCTCGGTCGGCTGGAAATGCTTCGAGTAATCCATCAGTGAACGCGGGCCTTTCGGCCCAGCCTTGTACTTGATCGGGTACTGCCCGAGACCGACCGCCATAACCTCACCGCGCACCGGTCGACCGTGACGCGCGACGATGACGCGCTCGCTCCACTTCACGTCCAGCGGCTTCAGTAGGACGCGATCACCAAGCATGCGCAGCTTCGTGCCGGCGGGCAGTATTTCTGCATGGTCGCTCATCAGTACTGCGGCCTCGGTCTGGGTTTTGGTTTCTTCGGTTTGCTCATGTCAAGTCTCCCCAACAGGTTCAGCTGCGCGCGGCGAGGGCCTGATTGCTCGCGGTGCGTGTGTATCGTCCGCACCGGTGTATGGTCCTTGCCTTGACCGCGCGCTGGCTCGCAGGCCGAGAGATCCGGGGCTTCATCGACTGGCCCGGCAACATCGCTGCGTCCGCCATTGCCGAATTCAATGGCATCACGTCACCGTGATCACAACGACGCTCGGCGTACCGTCGAACTTCTTGCAGTCCGCGACCGAATGCGCGCTCTCGGTCGCAACGCCTCCGATCGTGACGACGGTTGTGACGTCCCAGCAGTACTCGCTGCCCGTGAGCAGGCCAGTGCTGATTGAGCCGCCGGATGAGAACGCGCCCACCTTCACGCGCGTCGCGCCCTTCAGGCCTTGCCACAGGTTGTAGCTCACCACAGCCCCGCTGGGATACGCGGTGCCGTCGGTGTATTGCGTAGAGGGGCTGAAGGTGATCGTCGCTGTATTGGCCGCCTGCGCGTACGCCGCTGCCCACCACAGCACACTCATCGCGAGCAGCGTCGCGAACGCGTACCAGATAAACCAGCGAAAGCCTTTGCCTATGTGTTGATCAGTCATCGGTGACTCCTCGGTTGGTTCAAACTTCTTCAATTTCGATTCCATGACACGCCTTCATCATCAGCTTCTTGAGCCGGTAGACCTGGAGCTTGCGCGTCGGCTCGGACTTGCAATCGACAACGTGTAGCGCTGCACCTTCTTCGTAGACGAAGTCCGCGATGTAGCGGCAGATGAGGACGCCATTCCAGACCAGCGCGTAAGGAACCTGGCGGCGCAGAGATCGGATATCACCTGCGTGAGCTCGCAGCTGAAGCGATTGCCAGTGTCTGAACTCTTTCGTCGAGTCATGAACCGCCCCGCTTGCGTCGGTGACTTTGCGGTTGCCGTACTTCGGTCGCTTGGGCGAAGTCATCGCCGGTGACGGTGGCGTGCGGCCGCGCCGGCGCATCAGGTCCGCCAGCTGCTCCTCTGTCATTCGCATTGGATGCTCCAGGGCCGTGCTTGCCGCCGAACCAGTCCTCAAGTGCCGCGAGATGCTGACGAACCTTGGCGGCATGCGGTGGGTAGCGGCGAGTCATGGGCGCCAACCTGAATCTGAGGGTTCTCGCATGGTGCAGTGGTAGGTCCGGCTGCTCAGTCTCTGAGCGCGCAGCGATAGCGTCCGCGCGCGAACGGGACTGAGGCTCTTCCTCAGTACACCCTCAGTCCACGGGTCCTCCTCAGTCAGTCCCCTGGGGGGTATAAGGGGGGAGTGAGGAAACCTCAGACTTCCTCTGTCTGCCTCAGTCTTAAACTGTCTACTGAGGATCATTTTGTGCCACCTCATAGATGGGTATTTTTCGTCCCTGACGAGGGTCGTCGACGACCCGAATGCACAGCTGTTTTTGCTCCTCGAACCTATCAAGCAACTGGCTGATGTTTCGCTTGACTGATACGTCCGACCCGTCCCACCCGAGCGCTTCGGCGACCAAAAATCCCACCCAGTTCTTGCTCTGCTTCGCCTTGCGGCGCTTGTCCCAGTCCAGTTCAGCACCGATAGCCCGCAGAGCTGCCCGCTCCATGGGAGGCGTCAGCGCAGAATAGAGCGACGGGAATTCCCAACTGACCGCCACGCCAACCTCGTCAGCGTCGTTCACATCGTCGGAGTTTTCGAGACTCACGCCGATGAGTTCGCGCCAGGTACGTTCGTCTGTTGGGGCATGCATGTTCGCCTTGGCATTCATCTCCCAGATATGCCGGCGTCTATGTTTGGGCTCGACTGCAGCCAGTTCCGCCTCCTCCTTGGTCATGGCCGCAAACAGCCTGACGGTGCGGGCTGCGCCGATCATGGCTGTGGCACCGCGCACGTCATCCGCGGAGGGCTCAGTCGACCCGTTACCTTTGCGGAAGTGGTGGATGATCTCGACCGCGATATCTGCCGTATCAGCGATATCTCGCCACAGAGTCATGACAGGCTCGATCGCGGTATTGCTGTTCTCTGCGACTCTATGAGTCGACACGAACGGGTCGAGCACGAGTGCACTGATGTTCCATTTCTGGATTTGCGCGAGCACTTGGGATTGCGTGTCAGGAACCAGCACGGTGACTCTGTCGATTTCCTGAGCTGCAATCATTGGAGTATCGCGGCCGGAAGTGAGCAGAAGATTGCCGACCAGCCGCTGTGCATCGACCTTGTAATGCTTGACGACGGCTGCGATCCGGCGGCGGAGTTCGACCAGAGGGTCCTCCCCGTTGTGAAGCCACACCCGAATCGGTCCGACCCTGAGTTCTTCGCGATTGCGCAGCAGATCCTCGCCCAGGACCATACTGATCGCTTCGACCAGCTGCACCGTTGACTTGCCCACGCCGCCTGCAGCAGCCGTGAGCGAAACCATGCCGCGCATGTAGTGCCGGCGATATAGCCACTTCCGAGGTGGAATGGATTCCAGCATGTCGAGCGTGAACGGAATCGCTTCGATGCCACCGCTCTGCACTGGTTCGTCGTTTTTTTTTTCGAGCCACCGGGATACATCACGCTTCTCATGGAACGCGTCAGCCAAATCCCAGCCCTCTGGGAGAGAGCCATCGAATGTGGCGGGGTCGACGACGCGGATGCTCTTGCAGGTCTTCTCGAGGTGATTGCGAAGCCACTGCATGGCCTTGCGACCTGGCGCGTCGCAGTCCGGAACGAGGATCAACTCGCGGCCGCTCAGTGGCACCCAGTCCGTCTGCCCCATTGCCGAGGCACCGCCTGACCAGGTCGTAGCGATATGCCCAGAAAACAGCTTCTGTGCAGCTACCGCAGTTTTCTCCCCTTCCACGACGATCGCCGGCAGATCAGCGTCATTCACGAGCCTATCCAGCTGGAATAAGGGCCGCGGCTGCGGGTGGTGCTGCCATTTCCAACCGTCCGCGGTGCGCACCAGCGGCCTGATATCTTTCTTTCCACCCGGCTGCTCCCATCGGCACACCCGCATGACGATCGAGCCTGACGGGTCGTGATAATCCCAGTGGCTGTGATACGCGCCGAGCTGGAAATGCGAGTCCGGGATCTCTCTGCGATCGCGCGACGGGAATAGTTCGACGCCTTTGAGCTTCAGCGCATCGCTGATATCGCGGTAGCTACAGCCGGCGTAGCAGCGCATGGCAATGCCATCATCTCCGTCAGCGATGAACAGTGACGGGTCAGCGTCCTCATGCGCCGGGCAGCATGCCTTCCAGCCTGTCGGGGATCGCTTGGCCTTGTTCAGAAGCCTCGCAACACGCTCTGCTGTCCAATCGGTTTGCATGCGTGCGTTCATCGGCTGGCGTCGAGCCGCACGTTGATCGCGTCCTGCAGCGCCAGGATTTCTTTCGTCGGCTGGAAGCAGCGGCAGTGCCGGAAGTCATCGTCGAGTTCATCGAGCACGCCGCCGGTGCGATCGCAGATGTGGACGTAGTCACCGATCCACTTGTCGGTTTTACAATCATCCGGGCGAGCGA